ATAAACACTGAAAAGTTGATGCTTTGTGCAGGGGTTCGAGTCCCCTTATTGGCTTTCAGAAAACCGCATAAAATCAAGGTTTTCTATAGATTAGGGGAAAGAGAGTAATCAAAAAGTAATCAAAAGGTAATCAAAAAAGGCTCGGAAGCCTTGATTTTACTAAAGAAAGGAGTTTCTTGTACAAGTGCTAAAAGTTAATTGAATATGATTACTATGGAAGTTTGGACGCATTGAGCGTTCTTTTTTTATGCGGTTTTTCTGCTTATTTTTTGCGGAAGAACCGTATTTTTTTATGCAAAAATATAAGCATAGGAGGGATGCGGAATGTTATTTACAGATGAAATTCTTGAAAAAATCTTAACAAGAGAAGATGTGTCAAAGGTTCCGCTTGTGTATCAGTCAGCGATGATTCACGCAATCAAGGAAGTATTGGAGGAAGAGAATGTATCAGATGCAAAATCAGAATATGGCATTTAACCCAAACCCAAGCTATGCCGCATATCAGTACAACCCAATGCAGAGGTTTCAACAGCCAGAGCCGCAGATTCCGCAGATGCAACCGCAGTTCCTTGGAATCCAAGGAAAAGTAGTGCAGTCGGAGTCAGCAATCATGGCAAATGATGTGCCTATGGATGGAAGCGTTGCGTTTTTCCCGATGCAGGACATGAGCGCAATCGTTGCAAAACAATGGGATGCCAATGGAACAATCAGAAAGACCGTTTACAAGCCTTTTAATGAGCAGATGGCAGATTCTTCAAGCGATGATAAAAGAATTGAAATAGGGCTATCTGATGATGCGACAAAGGCTATTACTGACAAGTTGGATTGCTTGTTTGGAAAGATGGAAGAGTTGGAAGATAAGTTATCTTCACAAACGCAAAGAAAATCTTCACGAACACAAAAGGAGAGTGAGTCTTAATGAATCCTATGCAGATGTTACAGGGAATGAGAAACCCACAGCAGTTTTTACAACAAATGATGGGGAATAACAACGTAATGAGCAACCCTATGGCTAGAAATGCTATGCAGATGGCACAGAAGGGAGATTCCAAGGGCATCGAGCAGATGGCTAGGAATTTGTGCAAAGAAAAGGGAATTGACGCAGATAAGGCTTTTGAGTCGTTTAAAAGCCAATTAGGAATGTGATACTAATTCTTGCAAGATTATGTATATAAAAATGAATTATGGAGGTAAATTCTATGTTTAACACATGTAATTGTGCATCCGTTCCACTTGTTGCGAACATTGACGGAAACGGAAATAACAACGGATGGGGCGCAGAAGGCTCATGGTTATGGTTCATTATCGTTATCTTTGCTATCTTCGGATGGGGCGGATTCGGTAACGGATTCGGAGGAAACGGAATGAATGGTGGTGTCGGAAGCGAAATCCAGCGCGGATTTGATAATCAGGCGGTTGTGTCAAAACTTGATGGCATTACAAACGGAATTTGTGACGGATTCTATGCAGTGCAAACCGGCATGAATGGCATCAACACAAACATTTTGCAGACCGGATTCGGAATTCAGCAGGCTATCAACGCTGATACAGTCGCTAATATGCAGAATACAAACGCATTACAGTCACAGCTTGCTAACTGTTGCTGTGAAACAAGAGAAGCTATCCAAGGTGTAAACTACAACATGGCAACTAACACTTGCGCATTGCAGAACACCATGAACAGCAACACGAGAGACATTATCGACAGCCAGAATGCAGGAACACGCGCTATTCTCGATTATCTCTGCAATGAGAAAATTTCTTCCTTACAGGCAGAAAATAATGACCTTCGCAGAGCGGCTTCACAGGATCGTCAGAGTGCATTACTTACAACTCAGATGGCAGCTCAGACACAGCAGATTATCAATGCAGTGAATCCGTCTGCTATTCCGGCATATGTTGTGCCTAATCCTAATGCTTATGCATATGGATGCGGATGCAACGCAGGATGTGGCTGCTAAAACTGAATAATTGAGTATCTTAATTGAGTTTAACTCGGCAATAACGAATTAAAACAAGGCTTAAACAAGGATTTAAACAAGATTATGTCTGCTATGCAGTATTACTTATAATCAAAGGGCAGACTGTAATGTTTGCCCTTATTTTTATGAAAGAGAGGTAAAAATAATGGAAGTAACAGGAATTGCATTACAAACCGTTGCCGCTGGAGAAGATGTGGCATTCACAGAAACAGCAGTGAACGGAACAAAATGTATCGTACACAGACAGGGAAGTGGAATTATCAAGCTAAGAGGTATCACCAATCAGTGCAAGGCTAGATTCCTTGTATCGTATTCCGGCAACATTCAGATCCCGACAGGCGGCACAGTTGAAGAGATTTCGCTTGCAATCGCGGTTGACGGAGAGCCTTTGCAGTCAACAAAGATGATCGTAACGCCAGCCGCAGTTGAGAATTTCTTTAATGTATCAGCACAGGCCTACGTTGATGTGCCTTGCGGTTGTTGCAGTACCGTAGCCGTGCAGAATACGTCCGCACAGGCTATCGAGGTTCAGAACAGTAATTTGATTGCAGTAAGGGAGGCTTGATATTATGCATAAATTTGCGAAACAGATTATGGATTGCGTGAAAGCCCACGTCGACGGCATTGGAATTGAGAATTTTGAAGGACAAAACCTTGATGATCTCAAGGATTGGACGGAGATTGCAAAGAACATCGTATGCTTTGACAAAGACTATAACATTGTTGAAGCAATGAAAAAGTCTGAAAATAACGAGGATATTATGCGTATGCTTGAACAGTACGAGGATTATCCAGACAGAAGATTTTACGACCATTACCGCTATGCAAATGGCAGATTCGCACCGAAAGGACGTGGAACACGCAGAGGATATGTAGAACCTCCATATTATCATCAGATGCCGGAAGATTACCGGGAATGGGAAAATATGTCGGATGCAGAGCGAATGAGAGACCTTGACAGAATGAGTATGGGAAAGATGTATTATTCAGAGCCTATGAGCGGAAATAACGGCATGAGTACCGGTACTCACGATGCAAGAGAGGGCAGAGCCGGTATGAGCCGGAGAAGCTACATGGAGACAAAGGAAATGCATAACGGAAATTCACCGGAAGATAAGGACGCAAAGATGAAAGAACTCGAAAAGTACATGAAATCTCTTTCTGAAGATGTGACCGAACTATTTTCCGGTATGTCCCCGGAAGAAAAGCAGTTGACCAAGACAAAGCTGACTACGCTTGTCACGAAAATGTAATAGAGAGGGCATTTTGCCCTCTTTGTTTGCGAGGTGGTAAATTGTTCACGATAAATAATGAAATATGGAATTTGGTCAAAGTATCGCGTTACAGCGATATGCTACAGAGAAGTGACGGAAGCAGAACGGTAGGCATGACCGACAGGGACACGAAAACGATATATCTTGCGGATGATCTACGCGGAAGATTCCTTGACCGCGTGTTATGCCACGAATTATGTCATGCGTTCTGTCTTTCGTATAACGTATACATGGATATTGATACAGAGGAAATTGTATCAGACTTCTTGGCCACATACGGAAGAGAAGTGTTTGAAATAGCGGACAGACTATTGATTGAACTTATGGAGGTTGTTGCATAATGGATAAAATTTCAGAACTCTTACAGTACGTTCACCGGACGAATCCGGAAATGACTAGGGAAAGGCTGATAGAAGAGTTGAGCAAAAGTGATTATGCGGCGCGGTCTTTGATTTTTACGAAAGAAAATTTTTTCCGCGCCCCAAAAAATATTTCGTAATTTTTTGTACCCCCCTGGGGTAGCGTTTTGGGGTCAAGATTCCATTTTTACGGATTCCCAAAAACGTGTAACAAACGTGCAATTATCTGCGATATTCCGCAAATAGCACAAATACACTATATGTTATGCCATATATAGATAATTCATTGATGATATTTGATGATATTGCCGATCACAGGCAAACGCCAGAAGACGCTTGCCCGACTATAGTTATAGTCTAGCATAGACCGCATTTTACCACTTGTCAAGATAGTTTTTCCCATCGTACCGGCTGTAAGTGTGTGTTATGCTTTCCAACTTTTGCGTGATCTGCAACCAATCACCGCCACGTTGGGCTGTTATTTTGATTTTTGCAGATTCCACCCATTCCACGCCTTCAAATTTCGAGTATCCGCACATTTTGCCGGATTCCACAGGATAGCCAAGAGCATCCACCCGGCGCATGATTTCCCTTTTCCCGATATACTCATATTTTCCCATCTTTCACACCTCCTCATGTTGTGTTTATTTGTCAATTTGCGCATGGAAACCGATTTCCATGTAGCCCGCGCTCCCGGAATCGAACCGGAACGGATGCACCAAGCACGCGAAAAAGGCGGAAGAGTACCGCCGGTAGTGATCCGGCGGGCATCCTCTGCGGCGGCTAATTCAAACAGTTTTCAATATTTTTCGCAAGGTGCGGAAAGGCTTTTTCTATGTCTTGCACGCTGTCGGCATAATAATCACCAACAATTTTCCCGAAAATGCGAAGATTTCCGGAATAAAACCCGCCTAAATCATTAAAATATATGTCTAATCCTGTCACCTGTTCCGGCTTGTCTCCGTACCACATATCAATATTTGTTTTTCCCATTTCCAATTCCTCCATATTTTCAAAATTTCCCGGTTATTCCGGTAATGGCAAGCCGGGGAATCGAACCCCGGAAAAGCCGACCTTGCCTATGCGTATATTGTCCCTATGTTTTTAAATCTCCACATAGCAACCGCTAAATCTTGGGCGCTACTGATCCAATAAGTAGGCTTATATGTGTATTTATCGCTTTTTCCTTTTTCAAATTCCGCAAGAGTCCACCGCACGCCCTCATAGTGTATAATATGTACAGTTTTTTCTTCATTGTCGGCGATTGCGTGACCGCTATACTTTTCTTTGTTTGATAATACAATTTCGGCAATCGGCAAAAGCGCCTGCGCCGCTTCTTTGAAAATTCCATATTCATATTGGCAATGAACGTATACGTTACATCCTGCGAGGATTTCTTGGCTATGTTCGTCATAATCAACTTCTGAGAATTTTTTCACTATGTTTTCGACTTCCGAAAGTCTAACGATCGGATTTTTTACCGTGATTGAAACTGAAGTGTCATAAAGTGCGCTTCTGACTCTTACGGATACGTCTTTACTTGTGAATCCACTTTCTTTCAATGTTTTCCTAATTAGTTGCGACAATTCTTTATTGCTCATTGTGTAGTAACTCATATTAGCCATCCTTTCTTATCCTGTGGTCTACCATCATCAGAGCCGGGCGACCATCCCGCGGCTGACGCTCCAGATCGGAGCGTTTCGGCTATGCTATGCAGATTTCAAATACATCGCCTTGGACGTGTTCAAAATCGACTTTTTCAAAAATGCCGATTCCGTAAAAGTCGGCTGTGAGTTCCCCGAAGTGGTTATACTCAAACGCGATTCCGTTCTTTTTCAGTTCGTTGATCGCGTCACCGTTCTTTGTTGTTTCCCATGTAAAACGCATTCCCGTCTTTCTCATGTTTAAGCCCTCCCTATAAAATTTCCGAAATCTGTAAAATCTGCGCTTCGCTCAAATGGTCAATAACCACATTTCCGTTTACGTCGCTCAATTCGTATTCATCCGGAAGAGTGGTAAAGCCGTCAAACTGATTCGAAATATAATAACCTTTTCTTTCTAATAATGTTTCTGCCGCTTTCATATCTTTCATGTTGTAACCTCTCTTTCTGTGCTTCATTTGATACTTGTATTATACAGAAATTAAGCACTAAAGTATATAGGCAAAACATACAAAATTAAGCACTAATATCATATTAGAAATTATGCATTATTATTAAGCACTAATTAAGTATTGACAATTAAGCACTAACTATATATAATGTAAGAAAAAATACGGAGGTGCAGAAAGATGGACGAAAACACAAAAGCGGAAAAGAACAGGCAAGCGGTAAAGAAATGCATGAGCAATAAAGATAGAATAAACATTATATTGCCACTTGGAACAATAGAGAGAATCAACTCATACGGACTAAAAACAAGCGCATTTGCTAGGGAATTGATTCTTGCGGAACTCGACAAAATGGATAGAATGAAAAAATAATAAATTAAGCACTAATTAAGTATTGACAATTAAGCACTAATTATATATAATGTGATCAGATCAAAGGAATAGAGCAAAGGCGGAAGCCAAGAAAGAGAGGAAAGAAAATATGATCAAGTGGAAAGCTACAAGCGTAAATGGACTCGTGGAATATGAGCAGGAAGCGGAAAGCTTCAAAGAGCTTTTTGATGAACTGGACGAAAGGGGAATAATTAGTGATCCGGATTTTCCGCTTTATGATACGGCACTCTTGGAAAAATACGGGAAATCATTTGATGATGCCGGTTTTAAAGACGAGAGTGGCGAACTTGATTATGAAAAAGTTGATAATTTCTTAGATGGAAAAGAGTTGTCCGATAAGGAGTTATACGAATTAATATGCTCCCGAAACGGGGAAGCATATTATCAAAAATTTATGAGAGAAACCGAAAACGACATCATTGAAATCGGGGAATCTGATTTTGATAAAACCGGAAAATACAAGTATTAAAAATGCCGGTGGATAATCCACCGGCAACAGTCACGTAAATTTGAATAGGTACTAAACCTAATCTTCCACAACTTACGTGATTAAGAATAGCATATAATAACTCAAAAGTCAAGAAAATATTTTGACAACATTTATATACTAACAAGGAAGAAAGGAGAAACACCATGAAAAAATATATTGTAAAATATCGGGGCATTGAATGGAGTTATGACAACAAAGAAAAGGCTGCTAAGAAAGCCGCTGATCTGAACACGGAAGTAACAGAAAAAACCGTGTGGAGATATTACGCCCCATATTATACAAGCGGCACTGCAAACTATCGGGAAATCACGGGTGAAACTTTAATAGACACAATAGAGAAAGGCTTTGATCAGATCATAAAAGATTATGATCTTGGCGGCGTTTCAGGCTTGAAATTGAAGTCTGTTAAATTACAAAAGGAAGATGGGTATGCGAATTTAGTTGTAGATTTTATACCACTCGGAAAACTTGGAAAAGAACTTTCAGAGGAAGAAAAGGCAGTAAAAATTGAATGGGTTACAGATGATGAATTCCAGGGCGAATACACTTTTACATTGAACAAATAAAAGGCTAGCGGAGCCGATAAGCCCCGCTATTCTGCATTAAGGAGCAAATAAAAACATGGCTAAAGTTGTAAAAAAATGCGTTGTCTGCGGGAAAGAGTTTTATTGCGAATCATCGCGTGACATTGTGACCTGCTCGAAAGAATGCCGGTTGATACATTTGAGCCAAACACATACGGGGTTAAAGCGCTCCGAAGAGAGCAAGCGCAGGATGTCAGAAACAAGGCGCGCGAATCCGCGAAATACAGAAATACAGCGAAAAGCTACAGAAGCCGCAAAGAACAGTCCGAAATCCGGACGGTTTGAAACAAACAGGGCGGCGATAGATTGGCATTTAGTAAGCCCAGAGGGAGAGCACTTTTATATTCACTCCCTGTCCTTTTGGCTTAGGGAAAATTGCAATAAATATTTTGGAGTAGAGCCGGACAGCAAGCAATTTTTTAATATAATTGCGGGGTTGAGCCGCGTTAAAAGATCGGTTCTTGGGACACTTCCAGAAGGGCAACGCCCCGGATATAGTTATAAAGGTTGGTCAGTGATTCCGACCGAGGATGATAAACAGGATAAATAAAAGATTGGACAAGGGCAGTTTCCCGGCTGCCTTTTCTTTTTTGCCATGTCCAAAATCAACAACGTGTCTGGGCATATCTTACAAAATCTCCGAAAAATCGTAAACGAACTATAAAACTTTTCTTAAATTTTTATAAACAAGGCTAGGTTCATTAGGTCTTTGACAAGTCCAAAAATGATAGAATAGTATCAGTTTTCTGGTAAAAATCGTCTGACAATCGTCTGACAATCGTCTGACAATCGTCTGACATAAGGCGACACAATCGTCTGACGTCGCTTTTTCAGAACTATGTTTCTCTTTCTCTCTCTTTTTCTTAATCTTTTAAATTAATAATAATACACTGTATTTAAAGCCTATAGGTTTATAGTAAGTGTATATCCGCATACGCGCGCGGCGTAAGTATATAATACCACCGTAAAAATTAAGGCTTGACTTTAAACCCGGAAATAGTGTATACCAGAATCAAAGAGATTAAACGGAACGGAGGTGTGAAATATATGCAGGATATAGAGAGTGTAGATCTTACAACCCTTATAGTGGATCTAGGTACAGTACAGATATACACGTCAACTGTACAGGATTTAATAGACAACGCTTGTATAGAATTTCACATCGAAGATTTGTTAAAAGCTGGACAGAGACAATGGAAAGCTGTTATGCAGTATGTTGGTATGCATTTATTCCCGGATACATCGGTACTAAAAGACAAGAGTCTAAAACCTCTTGGTAATGCAACTATACCGACTAACTGTAATAGGTATGATAGAGAGGTATTATATAAGCTTTGTGATTATTATATATATATATCCAATGTATACAGCAAGTTGGTAAGTACAGTGGCATTTAGTTATTTTTGTAATATACCTACTACAACGTTTGACCTGTGGAAAGACGAGGAACCAAGTTCGTTGGCTTTTAAGATTTGGCAAAAATTGCAGCGATCACGCAAGGATTGCATCCTTGATCGGGCATATGACTCCAATAGCCCTGTAGGCACTATGTTCGTGGGAAATAATGAGTTCGGCATGAATCAGCCCGGCATTGGCGATAATGCCACTCAAAGAAGGGCAATTACAGCGCAGGAGTTGCCAAGACTGGACGAGAAAAAGAGCCAAGAATTGCACGTAATTGATACACAATTCACAGATGCAGTGGCAAATAATACGGTTTAAATTGTGTGTGATTATTCTACAATTCGCAAATGCAGTAATATCAAGGGGTGTAGCGTTTTAACTATTCGTGAACTATTCGGAAAAGTTAGGTTTTGCGAATAGTTGCAGGGGTATGATATGAATTGTGTTAAAACAATTTGATTTTCACACAATGACAACAAAACGAAATGGAAAATATTTTAGATTCCCATGTTTGCGAGAAAAGGATGGGGAGGGGGTCTGACAGAAAGACCGCCGGGCGGCTACTAAGTACCTTAAATACCTCAAAAAATAAAAAGCCACTTACAACAACACCCATTGACTTTCACCGTAAATAGGCTATAATAAATTTATAACAATTCACTTTCACGTTGCGATTCGCAACTACATTTCCAAAAAAATTTTTAAAAATAAAAAGAGTGTTTCGGACAGGAGAATGATATATGACCGGGAATGAGTATCAGGCTTTAGCAATGCGGACAAATGATCGCAAAGCGACAGAAAGAATTTCGGATAAATTCGATTTGCTTAAATTTTGCAAAAATAACAATATCGCATCTGCGTTGCAAGATTATGACCTTGGCGGTATCTTTAATGCTTGCCTTGGGTTATCCGGTGAGGTTGGAGAGTTCAACGACATGATTAAAAAGTGGATTTTCCACGAGAAGCAGCTTGATATTGACCACGCAAAGAAAGAAGCTGGCGATATTTGTTGGTATCTTGCAATGATTTGCGAATCCTTCGGCTGGAGCCTTGATGAAATCATGCAGATGAATGTAGACAAGCTTAAGGCGCGTTACCCAGAAGGGTTTGACATTGAAAGAGCAAACCATAGAGCGGAAGGTGATGTTTAATGGCAAGCTGCAGCAATGAGTTGATGAAAACCGAGTATTCCGAAACCTTTGATGAAAAACGCAAAGGATTGATTGAACAGTCGTATTACAAATACGGACCGGCAAGAATGAACTTTTCTACCGGAAATGTTAATGCGGTTGAAAGTTTGAAAATGTGTCTTGCCAAGTTTGAAGAGACCGGAAACCTTGAATACCTGTGTGACGTTGCAAATTATGCCATGTTCCGGTTCATGTTTCCGCAACAGGGCGAATACTTCAAACATACGAATTCTGATGAATCTGCCGGACTTTTCGGCATGAGCGTGAATGAAATGGAGCGGTTCAAACAGGAACATAGCTTTGAGGATGGGAGATATTGATATGATTTTAAATATAATCGCTACGGCGATAGATGCCCTTGTAATACTTGGACTTATGGGAGGACAGGTAAAACAAAAAGACAATTCAAACGCAATTGGTTATTTGCTTTCATACGCGATCTTTGCAATGAATATTATGGTCATTTGGAGATAACAATATGACAATTTATGATCCAATATTTGGTATTTACTTTCTGCCGCCAATTTTGAGCGTGGTCGAAAGAATACATATAACAAAATCAAAGCAACCGGATAGTGCCGGAGATTTGCTAAATCTGGAAAGCGACGCCGAGCACCAGAGCGAGAAATCGGAGCATCCGGTATAGCTTAAGTCCGCAAATGATAATTCTCGGCTGAATAATTGATCTATCGGCGTTAGGCTTTGAATTACGTTTGCGGACGAATGAAACATTGGGCTATTGCCAAGTGGTAAGGCACAGGATTTTGATTCCTGTATTCCCGGGTTCGAATCCCGGTAGCCTAATTGGTTGCATGTTGACGTTCCATGTAGCCACGTATGTTTTTCATATGTACTTGAACCCTTGGTTGAGTGATTCAAGCATTTGGGTTCCTCCTTTCGCCACTAGGACGATTCTGTTAAGGACGGTGCGAGACCGTCCGGTGGTATTTGTCGCAGAGGGCGGCATCTTGGCGTAAGACTATATGGCGTTGAGCGGTATCTGCTTTGTAATTTGCAGACGTGCAATCCATATAGCAGTCAATCATGGTTCGGGCATCTATCCCACGGTGTCCGAGCTGTGAAAATGTAATTCCCCTTAAGAAGTTAGGTGGTGGCAGAACGAAATGCAAGCAAAGAACCTGATCGGTAAGAGTGTTGCCAAGTGATAGGCGGAAAATCATCCGTAATCAGCAACAACACCTTTTCAGAATCCGATTATGTGAGGTTCAAATCCTCACCCACCTACTCGGTCAAATTATGCTGTCTGCTTGCAGGCGGTCTATGTTTTGGCTGAAATACGATGCTTGCCTATTGCTCTGCAATAATTTAATTCGGAGTAGAACCATGGAAATAGGCTTGCATGGTAACATTGAGTTGCCGGTGAAAAGCTGTAAACCGGAATCGTGTAACGCATAGCACGTAAAATATATTGCTAACCGTCTGATGACGGTTATGGGGATTTAATTCAGTGGCAGAAGACACGGCTTATATCCGGGTTGTCGCGGGTTCGATTCCTGCAATCCCCACAGGTGATGTTGCCAGTACGCCCCTAGTGTGTTTATTACAGAAATGCAGGTGCTAATCAATATACCGGTTAAACTTAGCACAGGTAACTGGATTGAGCGGTTGTCATTCAAAAGATGGCGGTAACCGCTGACTAAAAGAACCTTGCACTTAGTGTAGTGTGGAGCAAGGAAAAACGGAAACTACACGACATGGCTTGTTAGCTGAGATGGATTAGCGACAGACTGAAAATCTGTATAGGGCGGCTCGATACCGCCACAAGCCATTGAGCGGTGTTAGTAGCACCGCGCCATTCTGAAGCGCAAGGAATGGTTCGGGTGTGGAACTTCCATGCCCGGCGCGTGCAGATATAATCCTAACTGGTAAGGAAACTGTTTGCTAAACAGTCAGTAGCCGAAAACGGTGTTTCGGTTCGAGTCCGAATATCTGCGTTTATCCTTATCTCCACTTAGCCGGGTGCTACTGCAATAGTTCCGGTCAATGGGGACTTATGGATGGTAGCGGTATCATTGGCAACAGAAAACCCTTCCGTGATTAGAAATTGCAGATTTGAAAGCGGTTGGCATGGTTTGGTCTGACAGGGTTCGATTCCCTGTGCCGCTATTTGATGATAAAAACATTGTGGAATATTTATATCAAACAAAAGACACGGAATCTCACGAGGATTCCGATTTTTGCTATGATTGAGGTGCGAATTATGACAAGTTGCTTGTGCTGCGGAATGCTAATACTTGGCTCCGAAGTTAATATGTGCCCTTATTGCAAATACTTATTTACGCAGATTCCGGGAAGGAACATCCCAGAAAATCAGCCGGATAAGGTAGAAACAGCAATATTTGAAAACGTGGTATTCAATAAAGGAGAAGGGCGTAAGAATGTGTAAATTTTGCAATTTTGATGAAGATGGTTGGTCAGTTTCAAAAGAAAAGGGAATTGACCTTGGAGTATTAGGCAAAATAACATTAGGTTTGGATTTTACAAATGAATGCATATATGCATCACTTTGCACTAACAAAATTGCGTTTAGCAGTGAAGTAAAAGTAAAAGTAAATTTTTGCCCTATCTGCGGAAGAAAGTTGGTGGAATATGTGTGATTTTTGTAGGAACAAAAAGAAAATCATTGATGGTAAAGGAAATTTAGTCATTTTTGGAGCTGAAAATAACATGATCTTCGACAATAGCGATGGAAAAGAGGTTGCAGGAGCCGTAAAAATCAATTTTTGCCCTATGTGCGGCAGGAAGCTGGTGTAGTAATGGCAGAACCTTTAAGCAAATTAGCAGAAAAATGTAAAAGTTGCCCCAAATCTGAAAAATGCGACAATAAAAGAATGGAGTTATGCGCTTTAGCGGATTTGCCACCACAAAATCTTTCAAGTACTACACAAGGCATTTTGATAGACAATATGTCACCTATATTGAGGGAAGAAATAAAAAGCCCTTTAAGCCCATTTCGGTACAAAGACGAATTAGAAAAAGCACTAAATGATTTGCATTTTGGGAATATGTTTATGAATGGTGCTTAGAAAGTTGGTGGAAGAATGAAACATCAAAAAGAATGGCGCACTTGCGACAGGTGCGGTGTGGAAATAAAAGCAAAACCAAAGAGAGGGATAAAATTTACATTAATTGGGCGGTGCTCAGATATTGAACCGACATTTGAAGATTGCGACATAGAAGCAGAGGTTGAAAGTATCTATAAATTCAAATTATTCAATCGAAAATATGACCTATGCCCTAAGTGTAGGAAAGATTTTAAGGAGTTTATGAGAAATGATCGTTAATATGGGAACCAAAGCCTATGAAATGAGCCATAAGCAAGCAAAAGCTATCCTTGGAACGGCTAAGAAACTTGCAAATTGCAACATATACGGCATTGAAAAAGGTAATGTGGTGATTATGCTGAATGAAAAATATGAGGACGATATGAACCTTAAAAAAGCCGTAGGGGAGTATAAAAAGAAAGGGTTCAAGGTGCATTGGAAATGAAAACACTAGTTGATTTTATCAAAAATTTGAAATCTTTTTATCAGTTTTATAAAGATTATAAATATAACGGTGCTGAATGTGAGTTTATTATCCAGAATTATCAAGAAGTTTTATGTAGCCGAACAAAAACTATGAGCAAGCCGACATATTATGCAAATTCCGTTATTGGAGAGATGGATAGGTGGTATGAAGATTCTTGGAAATCTATGTATAAATGCGAACCATTTGAGCCAGAAGAAGAAAAAATTATGATAAAATCCGATGGCAAAACCGCACAAGTGTTTATTGACGGCAAAAAAGTAAGCTGCACGGACATGGAGTTGCATTTTATCGCTCATGCAAAGCAAAGTCCAATGATTAAAGTTGATGCACGATGGCATAAAACGGATGAAAACGGAAATGCAATTCTGAATGAGGATAAGACTGCGATATTAACAGAGGGTATAAAAATAAATTGTTGAGGGGGCGAGATTATGAAAATATCAGAGATGAATATTTCGGTTAGATTATACGCAATTTTACACAAACACGGAATTGAAGCCATTGAAGATATGAGTAATTACACACCCGATGACATCATTCGTTGGAAAGATATTGGAAGGAGAACATTAGAAGAATTATTAAGTACAATGAAAAGCAATGGCATCAAGTTTAAAGGAGAATAAATCATATGAAGAAGAAAATTTTAGTAGTAATGTTGGCAGTTGGAATGGTAGCAACATCATTAACTGGATGTGCTTTCGAAACTGAATCAAAAAAGGTTACATATAATATGAAACAGGAAGCTGAGAACTTTAATGTTCTTAGAAGATTTGCAGTAATCAACACTCGTACTGATAAGGTTGAGTTTGAAATGATTGGTGCATTTAGTAGAGAGGATGCAACAGATGATCAGGTGACACTTGTTGTAGAGATGGAAGATGGTACATATAAGAGACATATTATTGGACTAAATGAAGATACGATGTATGTCATTGAGGATTTAGGTGGTGCTGAAGTGAATAAGTACAAGTATGAGGTTAATTATATTCCAGAGTCGATTGTACCATTTGAGATTACAGATAAAAAGTAAGCAAAAGAAACCGAAGTTTCCTTCGGGTGATAAGAAAATGAGAGAATACATAAATGTACTTGAAAACAGAATTGATGAATTAGAGAGATAATCAGACCAAGAAAATAGTCTTTAAATAATTTCCGAAACACTAAGAGGTGCGTACAATATTGGTGTGCTAAGAATAGCTTTTACTACTGACTACGCATATTACCGGCTACAGATTGATTGTAGTCGCTACCCTAAAACAGTTATAGGCAGAAGTCAAGGCACTTCTGCTTTTTGCGGAGGTGCTTTTTATTTGGCTTCAAAGCAGTTAATCAATGCAGTAAACGGATATGAAAACTACATACGGAGAAAAGGCGTTGATGAACAGGTAATAGATGCCCTTTTGAAATCGTGCAATGTGGCAATTCGGACGGAAAAAGACGTTGACTATGGATTGACTATAACCGAAAGAACAAAGGTTTTAATCAACGAATTTACGCAGAAAAATGCGGGCGGTAGCATATGGGAACTTGAACGATATGCGCAGGATCACGACATTAAAGGCGGATACAAACTTGTGGATCAGTTCTATGAAGTCTTGCGGTTAGAGAGCTTTTATCGTTTCGAGAGCTTCATCTACTTTATGGAGCGCAAAAGAAATTGGAGTAAACGGTTTTATTATCCGCGCCGCAAAACGCTGAATATAGTTGCCAACGATCTTGAAGATTTGGAAAACAGGAAGATTAAATTTTACGGATTGTCAATGCCATCGCGTGTCGGTAAATCGACTATCTGTATTTTCTTCCTTGCGTGGGTGGCTTTGCGCAGACCGAACAGCCATAGTGCAATGGGTGGTCACTCTGGTATTTTGGCAAAAGGATTTTACAAAGAACTGATGAATCTTTTTACCACGGAAGAATATACGTTTGCTGAACTTTTTGCTTATTGGCATCCGGAATACGCAAACACAACGCTTCCGACAGACAAAAGCGCGGACGAATTTACAATTACACTTGGAGATCCGGACAGATTCGCAACAGTAACGTGCCGTGGTATTGATGGAACATGGACAGGAGCGGTCGATGTTTCAAAAGATGGATATTTATATGTCGATGACTTGGTTCGTGATCGAGAGCATTCATTAAGCCCTACTCGAATGGAAAACACATACCAAGAGTACCTAAACAAGATGGTTGACCGTAAAAATGATGGTGCAAGGGAATTGATGGTTGGTACTCTTTGGAATGTTTTAGATCCATTGGAGCGCATGAGAAAGCAATATGAGCATGATCCACAATACCGATTCCGTAAGATTCCGGCACTTAATGAAAATGATGAAAGCAATTTCGCGTATGAAATCAATGGATTTTCCACGGAATACTACAGGGATATGCGAGATAAGCTTGACAATGCCGAATGGATGGCTAAGTTTATGCAGCAACCATATGTCCGTGAGGGATTGCTTTATACGGATTTGAGACTATTTAACGGAATTCTACCGGATGGAGATTTCCGGCGCATCGGAGTTGTGGATGTTGCCTGGGGCGGCGGCGATAGCTTGTCAATGCCGATAGGGGCAGAATATGAAAACGGAGATGTTTATATTTACGATTGGGTGTTCAACAAAGGCACGAAAGAGGTAACAATCCCTCTTGTTGTTGGACGAATTATCGGGAATGAGATTCGGCAGACAAGATTTGAGGGAAATACCGGAGGAGATCTGTATTGCCAATATGTAGATGAAAAGTTGCAGGCGCAGGACTATAAATGCTCGTGCACAAGCAGAAAAGCACCAAACAATGTTGAAAAGTTATCAAAGATCATAGCATATTCCGGTGATGTTAAGAGAAAATTCATATTTCTTGATACGCACCGACCGACGCAGGAACAAATGAAGAAAGATTCAGATCTTGGAGTAACAAGATATTACAGAAATGACGAATATCAAGCGGCTATGGATGAACTCTCTATGTTTGTAAGCATTGGCGGTAATGAACACGACGATGCGGCAGACGGCTTAACTCAGCTTGAAATGTTTATAGAAAACCCAAACAATACCGCAAAGGTAGAAGCGGCAGTAAACCCATTCAGGAGGTATTAGGATATGACAACGGACAAATATCTTTCACAAATAAATAGATGTGATCATGTTATCAAAAACAAAATGTCTGAAATTCAAAAACTTTCCAATATGGCAACTTCTATTTCCGTATCTCCCAAAGAGGTTGATGTGCAGTCTTCCGGCGATCCGGACAAAATGGGAAGTGCTGTTGCTAAAATTGCAGACCTGCAGAACGAGATAAAAGAACTTGTGTGCGAATTTGTGGATAAACGCCGGGTTATTATCGGGCAGATTGAAAGTATGGAAAATACAGATGTGTATATTGTCCTGTATGCGCACTATGTTGATAATAAGGACTGGAATTTAATTTCTGTAGAAATGGGATATTCCTACAGAAATATCATGAACCTCCGAAAGAAGGCTATTCGGGAGTTTGAGAAGAAATTCGGCGGGATTTATCTTGGAAAGAGTGCATAAAAGTACACAATAGTTCACACTCTTTCACAACATTTCCTAAAACTTGCATGGTATACTAAAAGAGTAGAAAAAACAAAATCCTACAACCCCAAAAGCATATAACCAGTAAAAGACACTGTCAGAAATGGCGGTGTTTTTTATTTACAAGAAAGAGGTTGCTATGAAAAAAGTAACTATATATTGTCCGGATTGCGGAAGAATTGCCGGACATTATGATGGGAGATCTACGATAGATCATCCGTGTAAATGTAAAAAATGCAATCATATTGTGATTTATCGCGTGGCAACAGGCAAGATTGAAACAAAGCCAATACCGAAACGCGCTTGCAGTAGTGGAGTTTTATTTATATGAACAAGCAGTATTTTCATGACCTTGTAAAAGGCAGATATGGAAGAAAAATTGCATATGCTAACGTAGAACAGATTACGGCAGATAATATCAGAAATGTTGTCGGAAACTGCATTGGTGCATTTTATTTCAACAAGACAGTCATTCGGTATCTGTGGAACTACTACAAGGGCGATCAGCCTGTATTGTACCGAACAAAGGTGCAAAATGCGGATATAACCAATAAGGTGCCTGAAAACCATGCCTATGAGATTGTTCAATTCAAGGTTGGCCAGACTTACGGTGAGCCAATTCAGCTTATCAGTAGGAAAGACGATGACCGTATAAACAATGCGGTTGATGAATTTAACGATTATCTAACCGATGCCAATAAGCAGGAAAAGGACATTAAGGCAGGAGAGTGGCAATCAGCAACCGGAACGTCATTTAAGGCGGTACAGATTACAAAAAATAGAGATATACCATTTAGAATTGTTGCACCGACACCAATGAATACGTTTGTTATCTACAGCCAATCCACAGAAGAACCACTTTTAGCAATCCAAGAGCTTAAGGATGCTGATGGACAGATGTATAAACTCTGCTACACGGATTCATACGAATGCAAGATTGTAAATGGAGAGGTTCGAGATTGGCAACTGCATGGCTTTGGTGGAATCCCGATTGTTGAGTTTCCGAACAACCATGAGCGCATTTCTGATATTGAGCTTGTGATCGGACTATTGGATGCAATTAACACAATGCAGTCAAACCGAATGGATGGTGTTGAGCAGTTTGTTCAGTTTTGGATAAAGTTTGTAAATTGCGACATTGACCCGGAAACTTTTGAAAAAATGAAGATTTCCCATGCGCTGACGGTAAAATCCAATAATGAGCAGAATAAATCAGATGTTGACATTATGACACAAGAGTTGAACCAGACAGAGTGCCAGGTTGCAAAGGATGATTTATGGGATAATGCACAGTCCATTCTTGCTATACCGAATAAGAACAACAATAATTCCGGTGGAGATACACAGGGAGCGGTTGAGCTTAGAAACGGATGGGATTTCTCAAAGTCGAGAGCAAAACTGAAAGACCCAATTGTAAAGTCGGCTGAAAAAAGACTTGCGAAAGTTGTTTTGAATGTAATTCGTATACAGGATCACGATTTGGGATTGAGTTTGCGCGACTTTGATGTTCAGATTAACCATAGCCCACAAGACAATATGTACACCAAGTCACAGACATTATATCAGCTTTTACAAGCCGGTATTCATCCGCTTGTGGCAATTAAATCTGTCGGACTTTGGGGAGATGCAGAAAAGACATTCTTGTTGTCGAAGCCATACTTGGATAATCTATGGAAAACGATTGACGATGTAGAAGCACAGGAACAGAAAGCACAAGAATTGATAAATAAAATGAATACAGATGGCACACAGAGCCAGACAAACAAAGATAAGACAGCTACCGAATAATCGGCGGCTGTTTTTATTTTATAAAAATTCGCAAAGTTGTGAGCGTAAAAATCAACGATGTCGTTCGGTGTCGTTGCACCGTATAAAAATTCGTATGACATATCGGAGGTAATGAATGAAGAGAGAAGATCTGATTGCTATGGGATTAAGCGAGGAAAACGCGGACAAGATCATGGCAGATTACGGAAGTTCCGTACAGAAAGCCAAAGCAATGGTTGACGAGTACAAGACAAAGGCTGACAAAGCTGAAGAGTTGCAGAAGCAGCTCGATGATATCGAACAGGGAAAGCTCACGGAAGTCGAGCAGGCAAATAAGAACCTCGAAAAAGCCAATGCGAGAATCGCGGAACTTGAAAAAGCGCAGGCAATAGCCACGCAGAGAGCCAATGCTGCATCTAAATTTAATGTTACCGCAGAGCAGGCTGCGCAGATTGTAAAAGATGATGGCAGCTTTGATTATGACGTTCTTGGAAAGATTATCTCTGAAAAAGAGACCGCTGCAGCGCAAGCCAAGGAACAGGAGATTGCAAAAGGCAGTACGAATCCGGGAGGTGGCGCGGCTGGCGGCGATAAAGCCGGTACAGATAATAAGACAAATGCTGAAAAGATAGCAGAAAGCCTTATATCTAACGCACCTAAGAACAATGACGTTTTATCACATTACATTCAGCAATAACAGGAGGTAAGAAATGGCAAAGGAAATGAATATGCAGTATGAAAAGACTTTATACGCAGGAGATGTTCAGATTTTAAAGAGAGAGCCTAATGAAGCAATCCCATTAACACTTGATTTTGATGGCGTGACAACTAAAAACGCACAGGGCAAGAAGATTGTCAAAGCAGGTACTCCAATCGGAGCAAATGGCAAGGCTGACAATACGGCTACGGTAGTGGGTATTTTGAGATTTGATGTAACAGAGGACAGGCCACAAGGAGTGCTGCTTAAGAAAGCACATCTTAACACGAAAGTAGCAGAAGCACATTCCGGCGTTACATATGACGCAGAAGTTAAGACAGCTCTTCCAATGATTGTATTTGAATAATAACAGGAGGTAAATAGATGTTAATTAATGAAGTATTAGACAGTAAGTCTATCGCATTATCGGCAACAGAAAACGCCAGTAATCAGATACCTTATCTTGGTTTACAGTGGTTTCCAGAAAGAAAGAAGCAGGGACTTGATTTAAGTTGGATTAAGACACACAAGGGTTTGCCGGTTTCACTTGCGCCATCTAATTTTGACACAATCCCAACTCTTAGAGCTAGAGGCGGATTAAGTAAGGAAAAAACACAGATGGCATTTTTCCGCGAGGGAATGACAGTTGGTGAAGAGGAAATGCTTGAAATCGAGCGTATTCAATCAGAAGACGACCCTTACCTTGCAAGTGCTTTATCAAGTGTATATGACGACACTAACAACCTCGTAAGCGGCGCAGAAGTTGTACCGGAGCGCATGAGAATGTCACTTCTTTCTACAAATGCAGGTCATCCGGTAATTGCTATTGTAAGTGATGGCGTTCAGTACGCTTATGATTACGATAAGGATGGCTCATACGCAAAAGACCATTACGCAAAGTTATCCGGCACAAGCATGTGGAGCGATACAGCTAATTCAAAGCCACTTACAGACCTTAACAATGCAAGAAAGAAGTTACAGAAGCAGGGTAAGATTGCTAGATACGCACTTATGAACAGCAATACATTCCAATATCTGCTTGACAATGCACAAATAAGAAACTCAATTCTTGCACAGAACCTTACAGCAACTATTGAGGTTGACGATGATACTGTTATTTCGGTGGTACAGAAGAGGGCGAAGCTCACTACCGTACTTTACGATAAGATGTACATTGATGATGATGGCAAAGAGCAGTACTTCTACCCGGATAACAAGGTTACACTTCTTCCAGAAGGCAGCCTTGGAAGCACTTGGTTTGGCACTACACCGGAAGAAAGAACTGCAAGACAGGTAGCTGATGTTGATGTAACAACATATGGTGTAGGTATTACAGTCGCTACAAAGACAGAGTATGGACCACCTATGAAGATGTCAACATTTGCATCTGAGGTTGTACTTCCATCATACGAGAATATGGATAGCACATTTGTATATGAGGTTCATAGCGAGGAGTAGGGGGTGCAACTATGAAATATCCATATATAGTGATTCATAATGGTAAATGGTACAACGCAGGAGAAGAGGTGCCGGAGAGTAATTCTCCGGTATCTTCCGTTGGATATACAAAGACCGAAATCAACAGAATGAGTACCGCAGACTTGCAGAAACTTGCCGCAGAGCAGGGAATTGAAAACGCACAAGCGACAAGCGGTGCGGAACTGAAAGAAATTCTGATTGCAAAGTTTAATCTGTAGGAGATCGCTTATGTCATACACACTTGTCGAACAAGTAAAGATTCGTTTAAAACAATTTCATATAGAAGAGGTAGAGGATGAAGTGACCGGAGAAAAGTCCGATAAAGTTGTGTTTGATGAAAAAGAATGTAACCCTTTGATTGAACAGCTTTTAGAGCAGGCAAGAAAAGAGATTATCAGCAGACGGAACTATCCGGACACATACACGCAAGACCAGATTGACAGTGATGTTAAGAACTATGAAAACATTATGGTTAATTTGGCAGTGTACGACCGGTCGCAGGCAGGAGAAGCATACATGGCAAGTTTCTCCGAAAACGGTGTGAGCCGTACATGGAAAGACCGTGAAAGCCTTTTTGTCGGAGTGTTTCCGTTCGTAAAAGCAATGTAATTAAAGAAGATTGAGCGTGACCATATTGCCGATGTCGGTAAAATGGTTGCAGGCGGCGCACATTAAGCGGTGGTGGGCAGTGCGTCAAAAGGAGATTCAAATGAAAAGTATTTTGATTCAAACTTATCTTGTGGCACTGCCAATAGTGCTTGGATATATAGTTTGGCTTCTTAAACAGCAAAAGAAAAGCAGGGATGCGAACAGCAAAGGAACAATGCTCCTTTTGCGCGTCCAACTTATTGAATACCATGCAAAGTACACCAGAATCGGAGAAATACCGTCATATGCCTATCAGAACTTCTGTGAGATGTATGATGCGTACCATGCGTTAGGTGGAAATGGAATGGTTACAAAAATGAAACATGAGATTGAAGAGATTCATATAGGGAAAGGAGATAAAAGCAATGAGGAATTGGAAGGATTGGACTAAGAAAGCCGGAATCCGAGCAATCAAGACTGTTGCGCAGGCGGCGATTGCCGGAATTGGAACGGCGGCATTTATGGGTGCGGTGGATTGGAAATATGTTCTTTCTGCATCAGTCCTTGCCGGAGTGTTATCACTTCTGACGAGTGTTGCCGGAATCCCAGAGGAAAACACCAATGCTTGACATTAACAAGCAGGAAATGAAGTATTCGCAATCCGGTCAGAGGGTATTCATCCCACAAACTGACGAAAATGGAGATATTGTCTATGAAGGGTACAAGGATTCCGATGGGAACTTTGTACCTTATTTAGATTCCGAAGGCAACAAGATTCCAAAAGGCGAGGAAGTTGAAGGGTTTTCAGAACCTACGACATTCCAAGCCAATATCAGCAATAAGCTGTCAGAAGCCCTTGTGAAAGAATTTGGAATTGATGATAGCACATCATACTGTCAGCTTGTTACGGATAAAGGATATTTGCCACTGAAAGCCGGCGATGTAGTGTGGAAGCGTTCGGAAGTAAAACGCACTGATGATGGGCTTGTGGATTCAGAAACCGCAGATTACATCGTAAAAGGCGTTGCTGATGAAGGGCTGACCACGGATTTGTTTCTTCTTCGGAAGAATATTAAGTAGGTGATTGTATGAAAAAGAAACCTATTTCAATGACGCTATCCACTAAGTCCATACAAGACACTATAAAGAAATTAGAACAGTACCGCGATAGTTTACAGGCTAAATGCGATTTACTTGTTTCTAGGCTTGCACAGGAAGGTCAGACGGTGGCAATAAAACAAATATCGAAATCTCCAATCGGGAACACGATAACGGTAAGGGTAGATAAAGCACCACAGTTAATGACCTCAAACGCGATTCTGATTGCGACCGGAAAAACGGTAACATCAGAAGATAGAGAACCGTTCTATACTTTGTTGGCGGTAGAGTTTGGAGCCGGTATTTTTTATAACTCCAAAGAGAACCCGAAAGCACCAGAACTTGGATTCGGTGTCGGCACATATCCGGGACAAATACACGCTTTTGAAGATGGTTGGTACTATTGGGACGATAAGACCGAAACATGGCGTTATACCCACGGTATCAAAGCCACAATGCCAATGTATAATGCGGAACAACAGATTATTCAACAGTATGTAAAGATTGCGAGGGAGGTATTCGGTGGAAAATGAGTTAAATGGTTGGGCGCTTGATTTTGAAGATACCGTTTACCGATTGTTGAAAGTTTACATGGAAAGCAAAGAAAGCGGAATCAAGGTAACGCAGGACGAGGAATCGAACGGAACACCTGTTTTTCCAACACTTCTTATACAACAGATTGGATTTACAGAAGCCGGGAGAGATACAGAGTCTTATTTTATTAACGCAATTCGCCCAACATTTCAAATTACAATAACAAATAAAGGAAGAAGGGAAAAGATTAAGGACATTGCAGAGTATGCAGTGTCCTTTTTTAAATCAAAGAATTTTGATGTGTCAAATGCTGTGTTCGCAATTTCCAAACAAGTGCGCACGGCAACTTTTCGCGTATCGAGAATTATTGGAGCGTATGAAAATTTAGCATAGCCGCAAGGCAGAAAGGAAGCAGAAAATCATGGCATCAACAAGTTATAAGTCGCGTGTGATTATTAAAGAGCACACAGCGGAACAAGCCGACTTTGCAGGGACTTACAACCTTTTACTTGCTGCAAAGTCTATTCCATCTCCGGCATCTCCACCAAACACGGTTGAGTCAACCACGATGGAAGACCCACAGCAGACATTTGAGAAAGGTATTAAGACAGCGGATTCCAGGGAAATCACCGGAAACCTTGCAAAAGAATATCTGGAAAACATCGAAAAGCTGGGAGATAAAAAGGTTGACATTATCCACCTGTACGGCACAGATGGAATCGGTGGCGTGGCAAAATACGCATACACCGGAACTGTTACCGCAACACCGAATGATGTAGGCGGTGTAGATGAAATCCTTGAAATGACCGCAACTGTTATCCCAAGCACAGCATCAGAGCTTGTTACGGATAAGCTGAAAGTCGTTGATAACAACGATGGAACATTCACTGTAACAGTGGTGGGGTAAAAAGCCTATCGGACGAGCAATCGACCGCACCGGTAGGCGAGGATGATCGGTCGATAGCAGAACTTGAAGCAATGAGATAAGCAACAATGGGGCGGTGGCAACACTGCCCCTTGCCAATATAGGGCAGAAAGGCAAGGTAAAACATGAAAGTTAAATTAGGTGGAAAAGAATATACAATTCAGTTTGCAACGAGACCATCATTAAAATCACATATCTTACAGGATATTATGAAGACACAGGACATGGAAGATATTTCTTCTATGGAAGATATTCTTCTTGAAACACTTCCTAAGACGCTTCTTGTGGGATTGCAGATGCATCACAATGAAGAATTTGGATATGATTACAAAACAAACGAAGGCTACGATGAGCAGCTTGAGAAGGTGTCCGACATTCTCTATGATGCGATTGATACAAACGAGATTAACTGCATGGATTTATTCGCTGATATGCAGGAGGAAATGATGACAAACGGTTTTTTAGCGCAGATGATGGAGTCGTTGGAGAGAGCACAGGAGCAGAAAAAGACCCCATCCAAAGCGAAAGCCAAGAATTAACATGGGAATATTACGTTGCGGAAATCCGTCCGTTTTACCTTGTGGTAACGAAAGGCTACGGATTTTCCATTGATGATATAGATATGATGAATCCAGAGTTGCTTAAGCCTTATGTGGATGCATATAAGGCAGAATGGAAGCAACGCGACATGGAAATGTATATGTGGTTCGGAAGATATGCAACGTCAGCACTTGTGACCGCAATAGACGCGACATTCGGCAAGGGTAATAGTAAGTACGTGAAAGAAACTTGCTATGATTCCATCGAAAAGCAGAATACGGACGATCCCGATGCTGAGATACGAGAAATGCTTAAGGCGGAAGAAGCATGGGCGGCTGAATCAAGGAAATCACATTTACCAAAGCCAAAGATAGTTTAAGAAAAGAGGTATTACCATGGCAGTAATTATCGGAAGTGCGCGACACGATGAACACGGAAACTGCTATTCTGGCGGAAAAGCCGGAGACCAGACCGGACAGGAAGTGTCTACGCAGAAGTTTTACAACCATTCTAAGGGATGGAATGTGTTAAGAGCAAAGGATAATAAGGTTGCGGAGAAGTTAGCCGAAGCTATGCAGATTGCATCTGACAATAAAAATATCGGCTATGACCAATCGGAACGCTACGGAGTCATTAAACATGGCATTAACACAAAGGTCAAGACGGAATGCGATTGTTCGTCCCTTGTACGTGCTTGTATTATCTATGCATCCGGCAAGGATGTGGGAGATTTCAATACATCTAATGAACGACCGGTAATTTTGAAATCCGGCTTGTTTGATGATATGGGTTCTTATCATGCCGGGTTTATTCTTCACAACGGAGATATTCTTGTGACACGCATAAAAGGGCACACAGCGATTGTTGTAAGCGGTGCAAAGAAAAGCAAGGGTAAGTATTATCCGAAGTATACCGGAAATTCTAGCTCAATCGTAGAAGCATTAAAAGCGGTTGGGGAAGATGATGTGTCAAAAGAACATCGTGCGGAAATCGCAAAAAAGAACGGATTTTCCAATTTTAAGTTTACATCAGAGGAAAATTCAAAGATGATTTCTCTTCTGAAAAAGGGAAAACTGAAAAAGTAATTCAAGGGCGGTAGGGGTCAAATCCTACCGCCTTTTTCTAAAACTACATAAAGGAGGTGGAACTGTTGGAATTAGAAACCTTAGAGGTCAAGATTCAAGCACAGGCAAGACAGGCTAATGGTCAGATTGATGCGCTGATAACAAGGTTAGGAAAACTATCTTCATCCTTGCAAAGCATAGATTCTAGCGGAATTAACCGGTTATCAACCGGAGTAAACCGATTGTCAAACTCAATGAGTGCCATGCGCAGTGTTGATTCAAGGTCATTCTCGACTCTCGCAAGAAACATCAAAACGCTTAGCAACATTGACACAGGAAAGATAAATGCAGCAGCCGGAGCGATGCGACAGATTTCAAAGTCGGTAAGCTCGTTTTCCGGTATGTCAAAATCGGTGCAAGGGTTATCGGAATTAGCCGGAGGAATCAAACAGCTTGGCTATACAAGCTCAACAAAGGCTATCGAGAATATACCAAAACTTGCGGTTGCAATGCGACAGCTTATGTCCGAATTGTCGAAAGCCCCTAGCGTAAGCCGGAATATTATTGACATGACAAATGCATTGGCAAAATTATCACGTACCGGTGGAGCGGCAGGAACAGCGGCAAAAAGCATCACAAGCTCATTTAGCGGATTTAGTTCAAGTGCATCCGTTGTAGCAAAGAAGTCGTTTTCCCTTGCGTCTGCAATCGGAAAAGTGTATGCAACGTATTGGGCTTTATTTCGCGGATTTAGGCTACTTGGAGACGCCATTGACATATCATCCTCACTGACAGAGGTTGAGAACGTTGTAAGGCAGACATTCGGGCAGTATGAAAGCCTAATTAACAATTTCGCAAAAACATCCATTGAAAAATTTGGTATGTCTGAGTTGTCTGCGAAACAGTTTGCAAGCCGTTTCCAAGCAATGGGAACTGCCCTTGATATTCCGCAAGGGAAAATGGCAAAAATGTCTATCCGGTTGACAGAATTAGCCGGAGATATGGCTTCATTCTATGATGTGAGTCAAGAAGATATTGCCAAGAGTCTGCAATCTGTATTTTCCGGTACTACGGCACCTATGCGGCGTTATGGTATCGACTTGACACAGGCAACATTAAAGGAATGGGCGTTAAAACAAGGACTTGATGCGAACATTTCTTCAATGACGCAGGCTGAAAAAGCCATGTTGCGTTATCAGTATGTGCTTGCGCATACAACCAATATCACCGGTGACTTTGCACGTACAGCAGATACGTGGCATAACCAGATAACCATGCTTAAAGAGAACTTCAAGGCACTTGGAGCGGTTGTTGGTGGTGGTTTAATCAATGCATTCAAGCCATTTATCAAGGTACTTAATTCAGTTCTGCAAAAGGTTATTTCCTTCGCAGAGATGGTAACAAATGCTTTAGGTTCTATCTTCGGATGGAAGTATGAAGCAAGCAAAGGGGCAGGAATCAGCGGTCTTGCTGATGATATTGGAAGCGCATCTGACGGCATGGACGATTTAAGCAATGCCGCAGGAAACGCAGGGAAAAACACGGGTGGTATCGCAAAAAATGCCAAGAAAGCAAAAAAGGAAATCCAACAGGCAACTCGTGCATTTGATGAATTAAAGGTTATTTCAAAGCAGAGTAAAGATAACACTTCCGGTTCTGGAAACGGTGGAAGTGGTGGCGGTTCTGGCTCTGGTGGTTCTGGTGGTGGAGATACCGGAAAACTAGTTCAGACTGACACGATTTTTAAGAAATTCAAAAGCAACATCAAAGACCTTGAAGGACTCGGAGAATCTATCAGAGATGCCCTTGTAATAGCCGTTGGTGGCATTGAATGGGATAAAATATATGCTAAAGCTTCCGGCTTCGGAACAGGGCTTGCGGAGTTCCTTAACGGTTTGTTTTCAGAAGATAAAAAGGGAAATAGCGTATTTACCGCAACCGCAGATGTGATTGCAGGAGCGTTGAATACTGCAATATTTGCATCAAAGGGATTTACGGATAAATTTAAGTTTGAAACTTTTGGCAATAACATAGCACATGGATTCAATCGCTTTTTCAAAAAATTCAAATGGAAAAAGTGCGCAGAAGCTATCAACGGATGGGTTGATGGATTCTGGAAGTTTGTTCACGGCTTCTTTGATGATTTGAGCTGGAAAGATATTTTTAATGGATTAAAAACATTCCTAACAAATTTAACACCAAAGAGTTTGGCTACAATTCTCATGTTTTCTGGTGGAAAACTTGCGCCTATAGTTTCATCTGCGCTTTGTTCCATACTTGGGTTTACGAGCGGAGGAAAAGGCGGAAAAGGTGGAAAGACTTTCAAACTCAACGGTCTTGGATTGGCGGCCTTTATTGCAACTATAGGTTTTCAATTGTCTGGAAAAAAGACAGATTTTACATCCTCTGTTGTAGAAGCATTGGCGGCTGGTGGAGCGGCATTTTATATGTCGGGCGGAAATCCATATTTTGCGCTTGCGGGAGTAACGGTTTCGGTTGGAATTTCGCTTGGAAAGTTTTTTGTTGAAAAAAGCGATAAAATGAAAAAAGCGATCAAGGACTTTAAGAAAAAAGTTGACTTGATGCTTGGGAAAAAGGTTACAGTAACCGGATGGGATGGAAAAAGGAAAACGCTTAAAGTCCCAAAAAGCCAAGAAAAAAACAAGGTCAAAAAAAATGCTTATCCTTCAGATGACGAGTCCAAAAAAAGATTAGCTGAGAATACGGATTGGTATAGAAAACAAAAAGAAAAAAAAGAGGCAGAAAAGAAATCAACAGCAGGGATGCCGGATGAAGCGCGCAGGCTTGCAAATACGCAAAAAAGAAATGCAAGGGTAAGAGCGGAAAATAAGAAAAAAGTTGTATCCAACCGTCCAATTTCCGGAATTTCTTCTGTTGTAAGCGAGTATGCAAAATCAAAGCCACAGAAAATAAAGCTAAAAGCAGAAATAATATCTGCTGATGACAAAATTAAAAACAAAAAATTAAAAGGATTTACGGCAGGATTGGAAAAAGGAAAGGATGGAATAAAACTAAGTGATAAATCGTTAAAGAATTTTACAGCAAATTTATCGAAAAACAAAGATGTTATTCCAACCAAGAATAAATCTTTAAACAATTATCTTGCAAATATATCCAAAAATAAGGACAAGATAAAGTCAAGTGATAAAACACTGGCAAATTACACGGCTAGTTTAACAGGAAACAAAGATAAAATACCAGATAAATACAAAAGGATAAGCAATTACACTGCGGAACTTATTGCGAATAAGGACAAGATTAAAAGAAGTGATAAGACATTAAATCACTTTACAGGCACTCTGACGAGGGTAACTGATAATATAAAGCCTGCAAACAAAAGACTTGGTGGATTCACTGCGCTCATAACCTCTTTTGTGAATAGAATTAAAAATGCAGTATTAGACTTTACGGCTAGACTTACAGGAAAGAGTACAAAGAAAGCTGATGGCGGTGTATTCTCCGGTGGAAGTTGGAAACCGATTAAGAAATACGCAGTCGGTGGATTGCCAAACATGGGGCAGATGTTCGTTGCGAGAGAAGCAGGCCCGGAACTTGTCGGAACGCTTGGCGGTCATACAGCAGTAATGAATAACGACCAGATTGTATCGTCTGTTTCTTACGGAGTTGCACAGGCTGTAAAGGAAGTTATTCAGCCACTTGTGAAAATGGGTGGAGGAAATAATCGACCGATTCAGATTTCACTTGACGGAAAAGTTATATTTGACAGCACACGACAAAGTGCACAAGAGTATTTTAATCGTACCGGAATGTCACCATTCCCGGTGTAATCTAGTGACTTTTGCTCTTGTCTGTGGTACAATACATAAAAATCATAGACAATGGTGCATTGTTCACCGGAAAGGGGTTACATATGAAAAGGTTTAAAAAATTTTTTACAGTAGCAGCATTATCGCTTTCAATGCTGACAACAAGCGTAGCAACGCAGAACATTGTTGGGGTACAGGAAACTGTGCAGGCGGCAACTATCAAATTAAACAAGAAAGCCATTTCGCTTGATGTTGGGAAAACACAGAAATTGAAAGTTACCGGAACAAAAGCAAGAGTTAAATGGAGTTCAACCGAACCAAGCATTGCAAAGGTAGGTAAAAGCGGAATTGTTACGGCGGTATCATCCGGAACGGCAACGATCAATGCTAAAGTTGGAAAGAAAGTGATGTCTTGCAAAGTAAGTGTGAAAGAGAAAATCAACAGACTTGCATACGAAGATTCGAGCATTAGGGTTTACTTTACAGGGCTAAAGAAGGGAACGTATCCGGACGAACTTATAGCTTGCTTGACAATCGAAAATATTACAGACAATAATATTACGGTTAATTCTGACACATCATCAGTAAATGATGTTATGGCAGAAGGAGCGTTATATCAAGATCTATCTCCACATAAAAAAGCCTATGTAACGTGGTGGACAATGGATGATAACATTGTGAGCTTGCCAATAAAGAATATTGACAACATACAACTATCCCTAGTTGTCTGGAATGAGGACTCGGAAGATTCCGACTACTACGTGACAGATTCTTTTGGGTTACTGAAATGAGTTAAAGGATTTTTGGGAGGAATTTGATCATGAAACAAAGTGGATGGGGAATTGCATCTTTAGTGTGCGGAATAGCAGGCATTTTGTTAGCGTGTGTTGCAATAGGCGCAGTTCCGGCAATAATTGGTCTTGTATGCGCAATAATTGCACTTACGCAAAAAGGGAAAGGGCATGGAACTGCAATTGCAGGTCTGGCTTGTTCAATAGTTGCGATAATTATTTTTATTTTTGCGGCACTCGTATTTGACGAAAGTGATTCAGACCAACCTAAAAAAGTTGAAAACAGTCGAGATGCGGAAGTATTGGACGATGAAACGGAAGAATCGACCGATTCATACGATGACTACTTCACATTAGGCGATTCGGTTGAGACTAATGACTTGATAATAACATTTTCATCTGCAAAATTAACATTGGACGATGTTGCGTATCAAAGTCCTGATGATGGAAATGCGTTTATGAAACTAGATTTCGAGTTTGAAAATATATCAGATGAAGATCAAGACATTTCTGGATATGATTTTTCTGCATACGCAGACGATTATGCTGTTGATTACATAGACAGCACATTTGACACAACGCTTAGTCCGGGTAAAAAAACTAAAGGTTCAATATATTTTGAAGTGCCTATGGACACGAATGTTTTTGACACAGAATACAGTACAAGCTATTATGGAAATTCAAAAGTAAAATTTTCAATAGTGGCAGAAGAATAAAAGTATAAGCCGTGGAAACACGGCTTATTTTAATTCCAAAATCGGATTGACACAAAATCAAAAATAGTCTATCCTTATTACTAAGGAAACAACCTTATCCGTGAAGATGCGGATTACTTACTCGAACGCCATACTGTACGAAAGAGGAAACCAATGTGATTTCACAAGTGGCTTCCTCTTTTTTATTCAGATAAAAATGTATGGAGGTAGACACGAATGAAAAAATCACAACTTATGCTTAAGATTCAAAACGGCATTGAGGTATTTGAGAATCCGATATTCGGACAGATTAGAATGGCCATGGTCGATGATGAACCGATGTTTTGCCTTGTTGATGTTTGCAGGGCATTGGAAATGAGTAACCCTACAATGGTCGCGCAGAGGTTAGACGAAGATGAACGCACTAAGTTAGACTTAGGGCGTGCAGGAGAAACAAATTTCATTACAGAGAGCGGCTTATATGCGGTTATTCTTCGGAGTGATAAACCGAACGCAAAGAAGTTTCGCAAGTGGGTAACATCCGAGGTTCTCCCTACAATACGTAAAACAGGTGGGTATGTCAATAATGATGAATTATTTATTTCCACTTACCTGCCGTATGCAGATGAAAACACTAAGCTGATATTTTCACAGACATTAAAAACTGTTAGGGAGCAGAATGAAACCATTAAAAGACAGCAGAAAGAAATCATCCATAAGGAAGATGTTATTATCGGACTCGTTGATGATATTGACTTGGCAACCAAGAGACAGCGGATAACACAGATTGTTCGTTTCGGTGCCGATGGAAAGTATCAAGAACGCTATTCGTTGCTTTATGGAGAATTTGAAAGGAAATATCACTGCAACCTTAAATCAAGGATGGAAGGCTGCACACTCAAACCGAAAGTAAGAAACAAGATGGATTATATCGACAGGGAAATGGGAATGATTCCACAGTTGTACGAAATCGCTTGCAAACTTTTTGAAAACGATGTAGAAAAGCTGAAATCTGAATGGGAATCAGTAGTAGCTTAAAATTTAATCAAATGGATAGCATCTACCAAACGGTAGGTGCTATTTTTATACCCATTTTTAGGAGGTAAACGATGGGATATGGCGGATATTTAGTAAAGTTTGGGGATTATACCATTCCGAACAGTTTAATAAAGCAGGACACGTTTAGTTCCTATGTAAACATGCAGGACAAAGACCCCTGGACTGACGAAAACGGATATGAGCATCGTGATGCCGTGGAACTGAAAGCCTTAAAGGTCGAGTTTGAAACCAAAGCCATGCTGACCGAAAAGCAGTTTGATGATTTTTGGAAGAATATTGAAAAGAACTATACCAAGGCAAAGGAACGCGGCGGCTATATCACGGCATACGTGCCGGAAAAACGAGGATATGTGACACAGTACGGATATATCGCTGATATTCAGCCAACGTTCTATTCTGTGGCACATGGGAAGATTAAGTATGACGCAATCAAATTTTCGTTTGTAGGTGGTGTATATGATAAATAGCAGTTTGAAAGAAAAGTATTGGGATTCCGCGACAGATAAGCAGATGGTCATATCTGTTGTTGGAACGAATCAGAAAATAGACAATTCGATGCTTGAAATCGGTACGTTTGCGCTTGAAGAAAGCCTTTGTTCGGAGTCTGAATTAAAGTTTGGAGCGTGCGAATCGAATTGCGTAAAATTCACAGCACGAAACACCGCAGGAAACATTATTGGAAAGACAATCTCTATCGAAGAAACGATTGACGGAGATAGCAAAAATCCGATGCCATACGGAGTTTTTAAGGTTGCATCCGATGTTCCTACGGCTGACCGTACAAAACGGCAGATTACGGCATATGACGCTATGTATGACATTATCAATACGGATGTAAAGTCTTGGTATGCAGGACTTAGCTTTCCAATGACATTAAGGCAGTTCCGCAATAGCTTCTTTGCGCATCTTGGAATTGCGCAAGTTGAAACAAGCCTTGTCAATGATTCCATGACGGTCAATAAGACGATTGTAGCCACACAGACGGACGATTCAAGCGCGGTAACAGAAGAATCCGCTATCAGTGGAAAAACCGTTGTAACGGCAATCTGTGAGATTAACGGATGCTTTGGTAATATCAACCGAGAGGGAAAGTTTGAGTATATCTTTCTGAAAGCAATCACAAGCGCACTTTATCCGGCAGAGGATTTGTTTCCGTCTGACAATTTATTCCCGTCCGATGCAAATACAGAATCCATGACCGGACACTACATCGCGTTTGATTATGAGGACTTTCAAAGCAAGGCAATTACACAGCTAGAAATCAAGACAAGCGAAGATAACGCTGGTGCTATTGTTGGAACTGCCGGAAATAACTATTCGATTACAGGAAACTTTCTTGTATCAGACAAGACCGGAGCAGAACTTGAACAGATTGCAAATAACCTATTGCCGATTATGAAACAGGCAGCATACACACCGATTAAAAGTTGCACTTGTGTCGGCAATCCATGTCTGACACTTGGCGAACCCATCCGGTTCAATACCACAAGAGAAATTGTTGAAACGTATCTATTGCAACGCACACTAACCGGAGTGCAAAGCAAGAGAGATTCAATCTCGGCACAGGGCACGCAGACACACTCTGCAAAGGTTAATTCTATCAGAGACACGATTGAAAGCGTGGAAAGACGTACCGGAAAGTTAGAGAGGAACGCGGATCATCTTCAATCCACGTATGAGGATTTAGAAGACCAGACAAACTCTAAATTTGAGCAGACCGCGAAAAGCATTTCCGCAGAAGTCGATCGTGCGCAAAAAGCGGAAGGCGAATTGGATGCGTCCTTGGAATTAAAGCTAGGCAGAGACGAGAACGACCAAGTTATTTCGATGATTAATGCAAGTGCCGATCAGATTATGCTTCGTGGAAACAGGCTCATAATTGAAAGTAATAACTTCCAGCTTGACGGGAATGGACGAGTGTCAATTATTGATTCGTTGAATTTTATTGCAACCTCGCTTGGTGATGACATTGTAATTATTGGACTCGATGCAAGAGGAAGGCCAATGCTGCAAAACATACGCATTGACCTAAACTCTGTAACAGATCAAGATGGAGTAGCCATAGGGGATCATGCAAGTACGGCAGATCATGCGACAACCGCAGACTCTGCAACAACTGCAGAAAGTGCAAGGCAGTGTATAATGGCATCAACCGCGCATTATTTGCAAGGTATTGGACTATCCGATTATGTACGAATTTCAGACAACGGAAATTTAATCCCAAGTTCTAGTTCTGTGTACTGTGGAACTAACCCCAATCCATTTGCCGGAGGGTATTCTTCCGGTGGTTGGAAAACAACGTCTGATGGCAGAAAGAAAAAGGATTTTCGAAAACTGTTAGAGGATGATCGGTTTGAGAGATTTTTTGAGTTGCTGCAACCGATGGAATATCGGCTCATAGAAAATGATGAAAAAATGCACATGGGATTTGTTGCACAGGATGTCGAACAGGCAATGACGGATTGTGACATATCTGAAAATGAGTTTTACGGACTGGAACATGCGGTATTCTCCGAAAAAGATTTTGAATCTAATGAGGAATGGGAAAAATTCTTAGAGCAGAATGGTGGCGCAAATGATATGTATACATTGTGCTATCAAGAGTTTATTGCGCTTAACACTGCCATGATACAGAAACTGCAGAACAGGTGTAACGATTTTGAACGCAGACTATCCGCATTAGAAAGGAAGTGATCAGATGGCATATCAGAAAATCTATAGCCGCGAACATTGGGAGAATTTTCCAAGTGAAAAGACCGCAATCAATCGAGATAGGCTGAACAACATAGAGGGCGGCATTGATGCAATCGACGATCGTGTGTGCGCACTCGACACCACGAAAGTTGACTTGACCAAAGCTAACGAACTTGTAAAGGAAATCCTTTGGGATGAATCCAACGGAACGCTGACGGTCGTTAAGATGAATGGTTCCAAGGCGGTCATTGATACCAAGTTGGAGAAGCTGGCGGTCAACTTCAAGTATGATCCGGAAAGTCAGCAGTTGGTAATCACGCTTGACGATGGAACAGTGCAGAACGTGGATTTATCTGCACTGATTACGGAATACGAATTTACGGATTCTGATACGATTGCATTTGCAATCGGAAGTGACGGTAAGGTGTCCGCAATCGTGAAAGAGGGAAGTATCCAAGAAAAGCATCTGCGCCCGGATTATCTTGCAGATATTAAAGTGGAATCTGCCAAGGCTGTAGCATCTGCCAAAAGTGCAGGAGAGTCCGAAACCAAGGCTGCAAAATCTGCCACAGATGCCAAGGACAGCGCAGACCGAGCGCAGGAAATCGAAAACGAGATTAACAAGAAACTCACAATGACAGAATTTGATGTGAATGAGGATGGGGAGTTGGTTTATACGGACAATTCGGCATATAACTTTGTCGTTGACAATGACGGAAATTTAAATTGGGAGGTGGCTTAGAATGGCTATAGCAGGAAGAGTAGCAATTGTGCCAAAGGGCGATTGGAGCGCAGATGTTACATATAAGAGATTGGATGCAGTGACTTATAACAATACGCTTTATTTCGCAAAAAAGGATGTGCCGGCAGGAACGGCAACAAGCAATACGGAATACTGGTCTAAGTCTATCGTGGGCGGTGCTAGTGCGATTGCAACAACAGAGGATGCCGGAGTTGTAAAGCCGGACGGGAAAAGTATGAGCGTAGATGAGAGTGGAACGCTTAGCATTAACTTGGATGGAACTACAATTACATTGGACGAAGCGAAAAACGTCATAAAGTTGGCAGATACCTTAAAGGATGCCATCAATGGAGCGTTTCCGGCGGCGAATGTGGCGAATAATCAGATCACTACAGTGGAAGGCTTCGCACTGGATGCACGGCAGGCGAACCCGAATATAGACGGCACGTTGGCCAAGCAGATAAGTGATTTAAACGGCAGTTTGAATAATAACCGAGATATACTTTGGTCTGGAGTACAGGAGATGACTCTATCCGCTGTTAACAATTGGGAAAAAAGTGATAAATTTATAACTTTGCAACCGGGCAAATACATATTGGGGTTTAAAGCGCATACAAATTGTAAAGACGATGTCTACATAGACACTTCTATGGATACAAAAGAATACACTTTTAGCTATTATGAAAAATATGTAAATATGCCTGTTAGTACGAAGATAGCAACTGGCGGATCTAGTACTGTAAGATCTGTAACTAACACTTTCGTAGCAAATATTTTTGCACCTGTTGAGCTTCATTTCTTATGCTGGTCAGACCATATATTAACTCTTACTTATGAACTTTGGGCACTAAAGCTTATTTAAAAAGTGCAATGATGATTATTTAGAAAGATAAATAAAGGAATCAAAAATTCTAGCTCCTATTGAATCTTTACCAGACCAGAAAGCAAGAGAGCCATCATCTCTTACAGCCATTAGAGAATCCGGTGTTGCAGACTGTCCCCATGTGTTTATAGAGTGGTATGCGTATACATATGCATTTGGTATAGTTCCAGTTGGTAGGATTGTTGTATTGTCGCTAACAGCTTTTGGTACAATATCAAAATATACCATAACTATTTTACCAATATTAACAGCTGACATCGCTCCAGTTACATGGTCTGTATCTAATTTATCGCTTACATCTTTAAACGCAATATTATTCAAACTGTTAGTATGACATTGCCGGCTAATAGCATTGTGTTAATCGATGTAAATACGTTAAATTATGAAAATATTAAACTACAGGGTACGTGTATAAAATACAATTTAACAAGCAGCCCGTCCAATACTAGTTTGTCGATATTTTTTAGCGGAAGAAATGCAAATGTAACAGTATCAACAATTAGATATATGCCGTTAGTTATTCATTTAGGTTAAAGAAAGGAAGGTAATAAAAATGGACAAAATTATCCTGAAAAACAAAACAGAGTTCGAGATCGCCGAAGGAGCGAGTCTCGGCAATATTCAGATTCAGTCGAAAGATTTTGACGGAATCAAGACAATTACAGATGCCTTCACAGCGGACAACCTTGCGGAAGTGACATTTACACACAATGGCGAAACATCCGGAAAATACACCGATCTGAAATCCGATGGGTTTACATATATGCCGAACGTGGGAGAAGATGGCGCAGAAGATGGTACATATACCGTAACGGTAAGACTTAGAACAAAGACGGAAATGGAAAGAGCAATTGATGAACTTAAAGCCGGACATGAAGCAAATGCAGAAGCAATCCAAGAACTTGCAAGTATTACTGCAGGAAGTGAGGTGTAGGATATGGTTAAATTCTATGTAAGACGTATTCTTATCGACAAGAAAATGACGATTGATGAAGTGCCAATGCGTTGGCGCGCAAAAGTGCAAGAAGAGATTGAGAAACAGCTCTCCGCTTCTCTGCAATGACATTTTCTGTCGAAACTTGCGACCGAAAAATGTTGAAATCATGCATATTACAGTGATACTATGGACTTGTCCGAAAGGACGCTTCAAGTTCTGGCATGGGTGGGGTTTGGCATGGCTCCGCCCATGATTGGGAATTGACTATAATATCTGTATCGCTACATAGGGCACATGATTGGGGGTTTTAGGTTGGGAAAAGAGTACTACAAAAATGAAATCATTAAACTTATTGAAAAATGCGAAAATTTGCATTGGTTAAAAACCATATATGCATACATAAGTAACTTATTAAAATAGGAAAAGAGCCAAGGGTCTGCGCATTGCCCTTGGCTCTTTTTTACTTTTTGTCTGAAATCATATCTACTAAATTTTCTAAGGCTGTCCAATCGCTTTCGCTTAATTTGCACAGTGCAGAAACAAGTCGATACTTAAAGTTTTCATCACCTAATCTTTGGATTTCTCCAAGCATTGCTGAAATCTGTTCGTCTTTTGATAATTCAACAAACATTTCTCCGTTTCCGGTGCGAAGCCAATCTTCATTGACATTAAACTCTTGACAAATCAATTTAACAGTTTGTTCTGATGGAGAATTTTCTCCGCTTTCCATTTTGCATACAGCAGATCGTGAGACTAAAATTTTTTCTGCAAATTCGGTTTGACTTAATTTTGTCGATAACCGAACTTGCTTTATTCTCTCATTCATCCTTTACCCTCCTTTCACAATTATATTAACATTAAATGTTCATTAAGTCAACAAAAACTATTGACAATGTATATTTAATGTGCTATTGTATGTACATCAAATGAACAGGAAAGAGGTGAGAACATGAAAGAGATTAAATCAGCAAATGACATAATTGTTGTTCCGGTTTCCTATTTTAATGGAATGGAAAAGGAATTGCAGAAGATTTTAAACAAAGTGGAAATTCACGATATGGATGTCATGGAACAGGTTCTCCATATGCGGAAGTGGCTGAAAACCAAAACCGTATATGAAGAAACAAAGAGATTGTATCCTAATCTCCGTTTGGAAAATATTCATTTGCTTTTACCACAAGAAGAAGAGAGTTCTTGTGAGTGTACTGATAAAACAGGCAGTGAATAGATTCTGCTGTTGTGTCGCATAGCGGATTTCCAAACGTTTCAGGAACATTTAGTTCCCAACAGAAATTATTTATATTTGCGAACGTTATATCGTTTTCAGTTAATATCTCTGCCATTTTTTCTCGGTCGCAGGATATTGTAGAAAAATCGCAAAACAAAAAGTATTTCAAATTGTATCACCTCCCTTATTTGATGATAAGGGAATTATATCACAGAAAGGAAGTGAAAGTATGGATAATTTAGTACACATTGGAAATGCAGATATTTCCATCAAAGAGTACAAAGGTAAAAGAGTGGTTACATTCAAGGACATTGACATAGTTCATGAAAGACCAGACGGAACAGCAAGACACAGATTCGCTGAAAACAAGAAACATTTTGTTGAGGGAGAAGATTATTTCGTTTTGAAGCCGTCAGACCTTGAAAATACTGAATTGGACGGATTTCGTCCAGTAGGAATTGATGCCGTGAGTCCAAGAGGAACAGCACTCATTACCGAACAGGGCTATCTGATGTTGGTTAAGTCATTCACGGATGATTTGGCATGGGAGGTGCAAAGAAAATTAGTTTCTTCTTATTTTAATGTACATCAAAGTGTCAACGATCAGTTATCTCCGGAATTGCAAGCATTGCAAGGACTTCTTAATCAGATGGTTCAAAAAGAACTTGCTGACAAGGAAAGAGACAGGCAGATTGCCAAGGCGCAGGACACAGCACAGAAAGCCATTGAGACAACTGAACATATCAAAGAAGCGGTGAAGCCGGTATTTGATAATTGGAGAAATGAAATCAATGCCAAGTTTAACCGGATTCAGAGAAATGCAGATTGTCAATTCAATGTATTGAGGACTGAAATGTATTCAGAACTTGAACACCGTGCAGGATGCGACTTGAGTAGAAGAATCAGAAACAGACGCGAGCGCATGGCAGAAAGCGGATGCACGAAAACAGAAATCAGTGCATTGAACAAAATGGACATTATTGAGGATGATAAGAAATTGCGTGAAATCTTTTCGAAAATCGTAGCAGAGTACGAAATCAGATATTGCGCATGAAAGGAAGTGATTGAATGAGCGAAAAAGAAAAACGCGTTGTCGAAAAGCTTCGTGATGCCATTCCGAATATGACAGATTTTCAGAAAGGATATGTTCTTGGAATGGTTGAGAGTTCTGCTTCGAAACATAGTGAGCAGGGCGAGGAAAACGAAACACATAATGGAAAGGAGAATTAAAATGAGCAATTTTGAATTTCAGAAAGTTAATTCAAGGGTAATTCGTAGCGGTGACAACTATTTGGCAAAGGTTGACTCTGCGGAAAGTTTTTCAAGCATTTTCGTTGATGAGGAAACAACATATGAAGTTTCTGTAAGAGATGCGCAGATACAGACAGGAGATTCGACTTACACACATGCAATGGCTTTTACATATTCCATGGAAGATGGTGCTGTGCTTTTTATAGATGTTGTTGTATGTCCGTTACTCGGAACGTTTGTTTCTGACTGGTACTAATAGCTTCATCATTATAAAGTGGCAGAAAGGAGCATGAATGAAAAAAGTAATCCAATTCATCATAGGTGCGGTTGCAATGGAGTATTCCTTAGTTGCCGCGTGTTATATGGATAGTGAGGGCGCGTCCGGGAATATGTCGGCTATTAAATTTGTAGCCGGGGCGGTAATTGCGGCAATCATGTATTACTGGTCGGAAGTAGACCGAAAGAGAGCCGAACTTGACAAGCGAATTAAGAGAAAACGCAGAATGAGAGAGGATGCATGGTAGGCGTTGTGTATATAAGTGGCACGAGATGTTCCACGAAAGAAAAGCGTATGCTTGCTGAACTTTTGGCAGGGAAACGAAAGAAACAGAATGATAAAGAGAATTTTGAAAAGGTTCTTGAAAGAGAAATGGAAAGGAGAAGCAATGGAGAACAAAATAACACTGATCGGTGATGTTGTATCAGCACCAAGGGAAAGCCATAAATCAAACGGTAAGAAATTTTATAAATTTTTCATCGGAGTTGAAAGAAGAAGCGGAGTTGCAGATATACTTCCGGTACTGTTTGATGAAAAAATCAGCGATACAGGAATCAGCGGAACGGTATATGTCAGTGGGAAGATAATTACCCGGCACGTAAAAACAGGTGCAGGAAAAGCAAATCTTACATATGTTATGGCTGATACAATCACAAAACCAGGGGATGATAGCCCTTTGAATAGCCCTTTGAATGAAGTAAGCCTTGACGGAATTATCGAGGAAAAGCAGCTTAGAGAAACACCACTTGGTCGTAAAATCTGTGATGTGAAACTCAAAAACATAAGAGAAAACGGAAAAGAGGATTTAATCACTTGTATCGCATGGGGAAAGTGTGCAGAATATACAAACTCGCTTGCTTTAGGTGATGCGGTAAGCACATACGGAAGATTGCAGAGCCGGAGATATAAGAAAACGTGTAAAGATGGTCGCGTTGTGGAAAAAGTTACATATGAGTTTTCAATAAAAGGAATCGTGGGGGTGTAGAATAATGCGAATGATTTTAAAATCGTTGCGACTTGAAAATTTCAAGGGGGTAAAGGATAAGACATACGAATTTGGCAAGACAACAAGGGTTTCCGGCATGAACCGGAGAGGAAAGACCACAATCGGGGCGGCATGGTACTGGCTGACGTCTGATAAGAACTATGAACTTGTCAGCAATCCAAACATTAGACCGGACAATGTAGAAGATTGTATTCCGACTGTTACTGCAAATGTCGATGTAGACGAAAAAGAAATCACTCTTTCCAAGATGCAGAAGCGAAAAGTTGGAAAACCGGATAAAAATGGAGTTTCGAAAGTTAATATCACAAATACATATGAGATCAATTCTGTGCCTAAGACAGAACGTGATTTTAAGGCATATCTGGAAGAATTAGGGTTTGAGTTTGATAAATTCCTCATTTGTTCGCACCCGAATGTGTTCACTAAGGATTTGTCGTTAAAGAAAAAACAGGATGAAATGCGCAAATATTTATTCACTATGGCAAGCGAAAAAACAGATTTAGAGATTGCACAAATGGATAAAGAAACTGCCGATGTTGCAAAACTACTTGAATCTTATAAATTCGAGGAAATTGAAGCCATGAATAACGCTTCCAAGAAGAAAGCAGTTGAACAGTTAGATGCGATTCCTAATCAGATTATCGGTCTGGAGAAAGCAAAAGTTGATGTAGATGTGGCAGAGCAGGAACTTGCCAAGGCTGATCTGACAAGAAGAATCGCTGAATGCGATAAGAAGATTGCCGGTGCCGATCATTCGCTTGACGAATTGCGCGATAAGGAAATGCGGTTACAACTTGATATATCCGGAATTACACAGACGATGAACCGCGAATTATCCAATCGTAGATACGAAATTGATGCTGATCTGTGCGGTTGCGAAGATGAATTAAAACATCTGGAGCAGACGATTTCTTTGAAAGAAAATCAGATTGTCGGTAATGAAAAGGCTATCACAGATGCGGATGCAGAACGGAAGAAAATTGGAGAAAAGTACAATGCAGAATATGCCAAGGCATTTGATGAAGCGCCTTACCTGTTTGATGAATCCGAGTGGGTATTTGATGAAAACAGCACCGTTTGCTCATTGTGTGGTCAGAAGTTGCCGGAAGATAAAATCGAGCAGTTAAAGGCTGATTTTGAAAGCAGAAAGCGAAAAGCCAAGGCGGATGCAGAAGAAAAACTGAAAGCAAAAAGATTTAAGTTTGACACTGACAAAAAGGTTGAACTGAATCGGTTGAATACTATTGGCACCGAGAAGAAAGAACTTATTACCGAACTTACAAAGAAAAATGCTGATCTGAATACAGAAATTGACGCTTTAAAGAAACAGGAACAGGATGCCATTGCAAAGAAAGAAGAACTTTCGAAGCAGTTATCCGAGATCCCGAGCGAAGCTGATTACACGCAGAATGAAGATTATGTGAAACTGAAAGCAGAGCGTGACAAGGTTCTCGCCGATATTGAAAAGCTGGAATCTGATGGTGCGGACAAGATTGTTACTGATTTGAAAGTCGAGAAAGCAGATCTGCAGAGCCAGCTTGATGAAGTAAATAAGATTATTGCACAGGCTGAAAACAATGTTCAAATTGATGACAAGATTGCAGATATGCAACATAAACAGAACGAGTATGGACAAGCAAAGGCAGATGCCGAGAGGATTCTTTATCAGCTCAAAGAAGTTTCAAAACGAAAGAATAAGTTACTTGTTGAAGAAATCAATCAGCATTTCGGTATTGTACGTTGGAAGTTGTTCGATTTCCAGAAAAACGGAGAATATAAGGAAGTTTGTATTCCTACGGTGCTTGATGAAGAAACCGGCATTTATAAGGTATTCGGAGATACGACAAACACCGGCAGGGAAATTGAAGCGAAGATTGATATTTGCAACAGTTTTCAGAAGTTCTTTAATATGTATGTTCCGATTTTCCTTGATGGTGCAGAAGGTATCAATGACGAATATGTACCGGCTGTTGATGCACAGTTAATTCTTCTGACAGTATCAGAGGACAAACAGTTGAAAGTGGAGAGTATGTAGAATGTCAAGAATAGGGACAAAAAATAACATCATACAGCCGGATGCGCGGTGTATGTCATGCAAGCGTTGGAAGAGTGCAAGTAAGGGGTTCTGGGGAAGAGCCGGACATTGTTCTCTTCCGTATTGCGAGAAAGATATGAGAAATAAAGGAAAGAGAGGTCGTGTACATGGATGATATTGAAAAATTGAAGGCTGAAAACTCGGATTTGCGAACAAAGGTAGATGAACTTATGAGTAATAAATATTGCCTTGAAGGAGAACTTAGAAAAGTCACAGAAACCAACGAAAGACTTTTGCGTATTCTTGAAAATTTGTCAAATGGATATGTGAAAAAGGAGAGGTAATTATGCAGTATATCAAAGCAAAATTCCCAAACAGCACAAGAAGCTATGTGTATCGTACCGAGGATAATGTAAAAGCCGGTGACATGGTTGTAAATGCCAAGGGTGCAAAGCTGACCGTTATGGATGAAACCGTGGATATGAAGTGGGTAGAAACCTACGGTGCTGATAAGATGGCGGTTGTGAAGAAGTATGAAGAAAGCGAGGAATAGATATGATTAAATCAGATTTAGGAACAATAGAAGTAGACGGAAGAGAGCCGGTTATCATGGCTGAATTTATAACTCTTTTAGTAGCATTAAGGAATGCTCTCGGAGAGGAGAAATACAACCGTGCTTTGCAGAGAGCAAATGATAGTGTGGAGTCCAAGAAAGACACAGAAACATTTAAAAATGAAGAAAAAGAACGCATGGCAGAAGTTATCAAAGCTATTTTAAGCGGAATGGAGGATAAGTAATTATGGCAGAAAATACGGCAGTATCTACGCAGGGAAAACAGGAAATGAATACACAACTTTCCTATTATACAAACCAGTACATAGGGCTTATGGAGCGTGACTTTGCAGAGCATGGACTTGTACTTAATGATTATTCCAAGCAGTGTGTCATGGCATCTATGAGTGCTATTTACAACCTTGTTACATCTAGCAAAGCCGCTATGAGTAACTTGAATGGATCTAATTTGAGACAGATTATTGGACAGGTATCAAGCCTTCAACTTAATGCCAATGCAGTGCCGAGGGAGTGCTACTTCCAGTTGAGAAATAAGCAGGATGCCAATGGAAATTGGTATAAAGAGGTTGAAATGGGTATTGAGGGAGACGGAAACGATGCACTTCTCCGTAATTTCGGTGTTGGTGTTAAAAAGGTCTATCCGGTATGGCTTGTGAAAGAAGGTGATGATTTTACATATCCAAAGCATAAAGGAATTGAAGTTACGCCGCCGGAGTGGGAAGAAAAAGGATTGTCACAGAAAGTAATCCGTGTTGTTTACCCTGTGGAAATGAAAGATGGGAAAGTTGAATATATGATAGCAGAGCGTGAAAGCGTAAAAGGAAACCTTTTTGCTCATGTTCGCAATAATCTTCTGAATGAGACTTTCGGACTTGTAAAAGGCGGTAAAAAGACACGTTATGATGCAACGGAAACAGAAAAGAAAGCTATCGCAGAAAAGAAAAATGAAATTTTGAAAGAGCTTTTAGCTTGCAAAACTGTTGAAGATATGCTTTCCTGCAAAGTTGCAAGACCATACATGAGTGCCGCATGGCTTGATACATCTGAATCCATGATCGTTCGAAAGATGCGCAATAATGCAATCAAGAAGCATCCAAAAGACCTTAATGCTATTGCAAAACAGTCTCTTATGCAGATAGATGAAACTTATCAGCAGACACAGGAAGAAATTTCCGAAAACGCCAATTCAGAGCCGTTTGTTGTAGCAGAATCCGAAGCGACTGACGGTGCAGCAGTTGAGCCGGAGAAAGTCGTTGAGAATGACGAGAATGTACCGGACTTTATGAAAGATTAGGGAGGTTTTCTATGAGAGTTATATCACAGGACGGCACGATTGATATGCCATACGAAGAGGTGATTATTCAGAGATTCAGGTCAAGAATTTATTTCCTGAACAAAAACTTAATAGGTGTTGAGTCGCTTAATGAAGACATGCAAATTGCTGAATATTCCACCAAAGAAAAAGCGAAGAAAGCCATGGAAATGCTTAGAGATGCATATATCGGTATGCCTATCGTAATGCAGAATGTTGATATTTCGGAAGATGTGGCAAGGGAATTTGAAAGATTAAAGAAATGCGGCATTATGGTGCAAACAGAAAATCAGCCGTCAAAAATAGAATGCATTAGCAATGCTATCTTTCAGTTTCCTACAGAGGAAGAATTGGAGTAGAGTATGGAAAAACATACAATGTCAGACTTATATCAGATGCAGTCACTTCCGCTTTCTGCAAAAATAAGCATGACTGCACGTAGAATAAATGAATGGGTCAATGAATTTGGCGAAGATGGAGTGTATCTGTCATTTAGCGGTGGCAAGGATAGCACAGTTTTAGGACACATAATCAAAGAGGTTTGCGGATATAAAAATATTCCTTTTGTGTTCGTAGATGTTCCGACACAATATCCAGAGTTGAAGAAGTTTGCACAGACATTCGATAATCTTGTGATTTTAAAACCTAAGATTTCGTTTGCACAGGTTTGTGAACAGTATGGTTTTCCAATGATTAGCAAGGAAGTGTCAAATTGCGTAAGCGGTGCGAGAAAATATGTTAAATACCTTGACAGTCAAAAATCTAACAACACAATCTTAACAGACAGACAGACAGACAGACAGACAGACAGACAGACAGACAGACAGACAGACA